TGGTTGCTTTCCCTGCTCCAAACACTCCGCCAAGCCCGTTAACAAACTTCCCGATGTTTGCCGCCAGGGTCGTGATCTTGATCAGGGCAAACGCCCCGGCGATCGCGGTCAGGCCGTCCACCACTTCCTTATGGTGTGTGATTATCCAGTCCAGGCCCTCGTTCACCTTGTTAATAACGCCGTCAACGAACTTCTGTCCCTCTTCGCTCTGCAGCCATTCCGTGAACTTACCAAGCAGACCATTGATGGTTTCCATCGCCTTCTGCATCGGTTCTGCGAACTCGCTCAGGGCGGTCATCTTCAGGTTCTCAAACTGGGCGTTGAGCTTCTGATACTCATCGTCCATTTTGGTCAGGCTGTCCAGCTGGTCGTTGGACAGTACGTCCCAGCTCTTGTTTGTCTCCTCGTATTCCTTCCGGCCGGCCTCGAACAGCGGGATCAGTTCGTTCCACCCGCGTCCAAATAACTTCTGGGCGTAAGCTTCCTGGTCGTACTCGTTGCCAAGTTTCATCAGCGCTTCGCCGGTCCGCCAGAACAGATCCTCCGCGTCTTTCGTCTGGCTCGGATCAATACCCAGCGCAGCGAAGGCGCCCATGGTTTCCTCGCTCTCGCCGGCCCGTTCCTTCTTCAGCCGCTTCTTCGCGCTGACGATGGCTTCCACGCTGGTGTCGATGATGTTCGACGTGTAGCGCATCGCCTGCAGCTCCTGAGGGCTCAGGCCAAGCGTCTTTGCCTCCGTCACCAGTTCGTCAGCCCACTCGCCGGCACCCAGGGTGGCGTTCACAATTTTCTTGCCGAAGTTCCACGCGGTTTGTCCGGCCTTCTCCAGCTTGCTGACGATCCCTTCGATACCGCTTGTTACGTTCTGCCAGCTGATGCCCTGGCCAACGTTCGCCAGCTGGGCGTTCATCTCGCTGACGCCGTCAGCCGCAGCATCTCCAGCGTCCGCCACGCCGTTCATGGCGTTTTCTGTGTCAATGATCGCGCCTTTTGCCGCAACCATCTGCCGGTACATTTCCTGGTAGGACTTGCTCGCCTTATCAACGCCGCGGCTCCTCATATCATCCAGAGCCTTTTCAGCGTTGCTCAGGACCGCCTTCTGCTGTTCCAGCTTCGCCTTCAGCAGTTCGGCCTTTTCGGTCATGTAGCTTTCCGCGTCGCCGCTCTGCTTGAACTGCTTCTCCGTCAGGGCCAGCTGCGCGTCGAGGGTCTTCACGGCCTGTTTGGCCTGGTTCATATTGTTTTTGAACTGGGAGAGGCCCTCGACTCCCATCTTGACGTTCACGCCGCTGGTGGCCATGTGTTCACCCTCTCTTTATCCCGTGCTGGGTATCGTCGTAATTTCTCCGGTATATATACAGGTCCATGACCGCTCCGGGACGCATCCGGTGGATCTCCGCCAGGCTCAGTCCGGCGATCAGGCCCCAGGAGACGACCAACAGGTAGGTCAGTCGTCCCTCATTTCTTTTTTTTTCATTTCCTCCAAGGTCACGTCCACCGGGCCTTCCTCATCCTTATCCGGGATCTCGCTGGCCATGCCCTCGCTCATCGCGTCCATGCACTTATTGATGCAGTCAATCAGGTCTGCCGGCCTCAGTGACCGCAGAACCTTCTTGTTCGTCAGATCCGGCGTATCTCCGGCTTCCTCCAGGCCCGCGTTCCCCAGGATCCTGATCAGGACCGCCGCGGCCTTCAGGTGCTCCGCTCCTCCGTAGAGGCTCGTGTCATCCTTATTGTCCGGGTTCCGTCCCATCACCAGGCTGATTGCCCGGCTGATCGGTCCCAGTTCCTCCTGGATCTCTTTCATTTCCCAGGTGGTGTACAGAAGCGGGATCTCCCGCCCCTTCAGCGTAATCGTATTCATTTTTCAGCACTCCTTTTTATTCAGAAAGAGGAGGCGGAGGAAAATCCCCCGCCCCCGTTGCCGCCGGATCAGGTGATACCGGCTTTGCCGTTCAGGTAGCTCTTCGCGCTCGCCAGATCGTTGAAGCTCTTATGCTGAGCAAACTCCAGCGTGCCGGTCGCGTCCTTGCTGATGCCGGCGCCCACGCCCTGCAGGGTAGGCACGCGCCATTCAATGGACCGCTCCTTCGTCCTGGTCTCTTCGGAAGAGACTCCGAACTTCATCTTGTGATACCACCAGGCCTCGTAGCTCACGGTGCCCTTGTTCCGCATCACACGGATGTAGCCGAAGCCAACATCCGGCGCGGCGGCGTCCGTGATCGAATACTCGGAGCTGCTGGCGGTCTCGCCCAGCAGCAGCTCACGGGCCGCATCGGACAGGCCGGAGGGCTCGAAGTCGATCGTGTAGCCCAGGATGCCGTTATCGCTGTCCAGTTCCACATCGTCGCCGTAGAAGTGGCCATCAGCCCGATCCCAGTTGACGGACGCGCTGACCGCTTCCGCAAAATTGGATCCGGAGCCGCTCTTGTAGGTGATACCGGATCCAGGCGTATAGGTCTGGACCGTAGCGGCGACCGGGTAAACCATACCAACGTTCGCATTCATGCGGTTTTACCTCCAATGTCGTTTTCTTTGATCAGTGAATCAATCAGGCTTTCCGCCGTCTTGATGATTGCGGCCTCGCACCTTGGCGTTGCCTCTTTCAGTGCCTTCCTCATGAAAGGCTGCTTCTTCATGAAGCTTGTGCCGGAGTTGATCGCGTTGGCGACCACGCCGATCGGCTTCATGTTCTGTGCACCTTTCCCGATGTTGGCGCTTATTCCGTATTTCTCGGAGCCGCCCTGGTCCCGGATCCACTTCAGCGTGGAGCTGGCCGTGATGTCACGCCCCTTGAAGGTCGCGGCCTTGTAATTCGTCCGCGCCTTACTGCTCATGTGGTTCCACTTCACCGGAGCGTATCCGGAGCTGTTGTAGCCGACGGACGTGTCCACCGCGCCCAGGTTCTTCCGGAACTTGGCAATACCCATCGCGCCGGAATCCGTGATCATCTGCTTTTCCTCAGGGGACGGCAGACGCTCTTCTCCCGGGCGTGCGTACTTAAAAGGCGCGGTCTTGATTGCTCGCGCCTGTTTGTTAATCTCCGCGGCCATGATCTTCGCGCCTTCATACAGCGCGTGAGCCGCGACGAACTCCGCCTTGTCCTCCAGCGCCTTGCACTGCTTCATCACAGCGGCTACGCCTTCAGATTTAAACCGATACGGCATCGCCTTCACCGCCTTCCGGCGTTTCCGGATCCTCCTGCGGTGTGTCCAGCACCTCGAACACCCACTCGACGTGGAACAGGCCCGTCCCCGTCTCATACTGGGTGCTGTTCAGGTACCAGCTTGCCCCGCAGATGGTTTCCAGCGTTTCCTCGATCTCGTCGATCAGGTCGGTCCGGTCGCTGAGCTTCGGGTAGAACAGATCTATGCTTCCCTCCCAGCTCCGGTCCTGCTTCACGCCGTCGCCGATCATGTCGCCGGCTTCCATGTCCAGCTGCACAACGCCATAGGCCCCTTCTGGCCTCGTCTTCCAGCCGTACTCAGCGAAGGGGATGCTGGTCAGGTTCAGCGCGGCCACCAGGTCCGCGTATTCGCTCGGCATCAGCCCACCCCCTCAGCCGTGGACACGGTGGTTGTCGGCGGATCCGGCAGCGGCACCGCGTTCCCGGCCACTCGCTGCAGCGTCAGCTCGATCCCGTCCGTCTCCGTGATGTAGGTCCGCAGGACCTTGTACCTCTGTCCGCTGATCTCGCACAGGCGCTCGCCCTCATACTCGAAGTCGTGTGCCAGGACGACCTTCAGCTCCGGGTTCAGCCCGATGCCCATCGCCTGGTAGGCTTCCTGCATCCCGATCGACTTCACCGTGCAGTACACGGTGCGCTTCGTCTCCGCAGGCTCCAGGCCCACGCCGCCGGCATACGGGTTCTCCGCGATCAGGTCGACAACGTTAGCTTTCAGCATCGTCGTCACCCTCTCCGTAGTCCGTGTAGCCGTTCGCGTGCATCAGCTGGACCTTCTGCAGATCGTAAGCATCAGCCAGCTTGTCGTAGTTCGGCGGGTTGCCGAACCGCATCTGCGCGTAGGTGATCACCGCCCGCATGGCCAGCGGATCCGTCAGCGTGCTCGCGTCCGTTACTTCGTCGTTCGTCCCGATGGTGAACGTAACCGTCCCGGGCAGCGTTACGCCGGCGATCGCCAGGTCGTTCGCTCCGGCCATCAGCAGGCTGGCGATCTCGCTGTCGAAG